AAAGTTTCTTATGCTATAGCAATGAATATAGCAAAGATTGAAGTTGAAATTAAAGTCTACAATAAAGAAAGACAAAAGCTTATAGAAAAGTACTCTGTGAAAGACGAAGAGGGCAAACCGTTAATAGAGGATAATAGTGTTAAAATTGCACCAGAGAATGTTGAAGACTGGAATAGAGATATTAAGGAACTTCTAGCCATAGAGAACGAAGTAGATATTCATAAGTTTCGCATAGATGAGCTTATAAACTCTAAGTGTGATATGAGTCCAGCAGAGCTAATGTTAATAGATTATATGATAGAGGAATAAAAGTACCTCTATTAGATGGGAGGTGCTTAAATATTGTTACAATTATATGACTTAAACAAGGTAAAAATAAAAGGACTAAGGCTATATAAAGATATGAATATAGAAAGTGTATTGTCCAGTGGAGATAAGACACTTTCTTTTTTATATCCAGCTAGGCTATCTAAGGACATTAAAGAAGAATGTTATATAAGAACTAAGAAGGATGAATTTGTAGTTAAAGAAATCTCTACAAATGGAGAATGGAACTCTATAAAGGCTAGACTTAATGTAGACGAACTAGAAGGTCAAGCATGGGAACATTTTGACACTACAGAGAAAACTATTAGTGAATGTTTAACTCTTGCAGTGGCTGGAACTGGATGGACAGTACAAGTTAATGGAGTTACTAAAAGAAGGACTATAAGAAAAACTAACTGTAGTACCTGGGATATCATCCAACAGGCTAAGAAAACATATCTTGTAGAAATAGAATTTGATACCATTAATAAAATAGTAAAAGTAGCAGAAAAGCTAGGAAGTGACAAGGGAGTCTATTTTATGGATTCTCTTAATTTACGTAACCTAGATGTACAATCTAACTCCTATGACTTTTTTACAAGGATTATAGCTATAGGGAAAGATGACCTTAAGGCTACAGTAGAAAATTATCAGTATTCTTCTAAAAAGAAAACTTTTATATGGAAGGATGAAAGATATACAGATATTAATTCTCTTACAGAAGATGCAACTAAAAAGCTAGAGGAAATATCCAAGCCATATAAAGCTTATGGAGCTGACATAATAGACCTGGCTAATACATCTAATAAGTACAGTATTCTAAGCTATGGACTAGGAGATACAATAACTCTTATTAGCAAAGATAAAGGTATTAAAGAAAAGCAACGTATCGTTAAGATTACAGAATATCCGGAAGAGCCACACCGAAACTCTTGTGAAATAGCTAAGTCTATCCTAAGTTTTGCAGACATACAGAAAGAGTATAATGACACAATGGATACAGTAAGTAATATTACTGAGGACAATGGAACTGTATCCGAAGGAGCGATAAGAACTGCAGTAGAGCATTTAACAGTTAATAAATTAGATGTAGGCTCTCTTAATGCAGTTGAAATAAGAGTAGGTAATCTTGAAGCTACAAGTGCTACCATAACACAATTAAAGGCAGTTAATGCAAGTATAGTTAATCTCCAAGCTAATAAAGCTAACATAACAGACCTTACAGCCAGTGTAGGAAGGATAGAAATATTAGAAACTAGTGTAGGAGATATACAGACCCTTGTTAATGGAAATCTTACATCAAATAATATCCAATCATTAATACTAAGTTCGGACAAAGTAACCGTAGTAAATGGTTTTATTAAAAATGCCATGATTGAGAATTTAGATGTAAGTAAAATAAATGCCGGAGATATATCTGTAAATAAGTTCCGAATAAAAAGTGATAGTGGAAATCTTCTAATATTCGATAACACTATACAGATTAAGGATAGTACAAGGGTTAGAGTACAAATAGGAAAAGATGCATCCAATGACTACAACATGTATGTGTGGGACTCTACAGGAAAGTTAATGTTTGATGCCACAGGACTTAAGGCAGATGGAATAAAGAATAAAATTATCAGAGATGATATGGTAAGTGATAATGCTAATATAAGTGGAGATAAACTGAATATATCTAGTGTAGTAACAAGTATTAATAATGGAGCTGCAACTCTAAACAGTAGTAAAGTACACATAGATGGTACTGCACAGACTCTTGATGTAGCCTTTAATACCCTTACTACAAAGGTGGATAGTGCTCCTCCTAGTATAACTACAGATAGCTCTATAACCAAGTTAGATGGTGCTATAGATGGAATGTTGAAGATTAATAGTATTAGTGGTAGGACATTAAAGAATGAAGTTGTAAATGGTGACTTTAGTAATGGCACTTCTAGATGGGGTATAGGCAATGCTACAGCTAGTGTAGTTAATGGTGAAGTGGTAATGTTAGCTTCATCCAATATAGGCAGACTTGAACAGAGGATCAATGGAAATAATGGTAATAAATTATACCAAGTTGCTCTTATAAAAACCACATCTTCGTTAGTTGGTCTTGGTGTTGGTGGTTCAGTCTTACAAAAACATTCAGGAAGTGGAAATTACGAAAGAATAAGTAACATATATGCAATTGGAACGTTAGGTTATATGTTTACATCTGTAGCAGACAATCGTACTAGTGGCTGGGATAATATTTATATAAAAAGATATACTGTTGTAAACCTTACGGCTATGTTTGGGGTAGGTAATGAACCAACAAAAGAATGGTGTGATGCAAATATATCTTTCTTTGAAGGAATACAAAGTGTAGGAGAAAGTGAGAATTTAGAACTTATAAGTTGTGGTAAGAATTTACTTAACGCTGAGGACTTTGTCAATTATATAAAAGTTTGTGATATTAGTAGTTTTGAAGCTATAGAAGATAATGAGAAAATAATCGACTGTATACCAAGTACAATGAATTTAAAGCCATTTATGGAAGGATGCTTTAAAGAAAACACACAATATACTTTTAAAGTAGCAGCTAAGATGATAACTGGTAACTCTATATATTTTAGAGCATTTTACACAGATGGAACTATATCAAATATCTGCTTTACTTCAAATTTGACATATACAGCTATGCAAGGTACTACAGTTGTAAACAAAACAATAAAATATTTATATATAAGTTATGGCAGTGGTGGGTATAGAGCTAGGATTAAATTAGATTCTATCCAACTAGAAGAGGGAACAACTCTATCTCAGTACGAACCCTACAAAGAACACAGACAACCTATACATCTTACAGAGCCATTGAGAAGTTTACCTAATGGAATAAGAGACATTGTAGATTTTGAAAGAGGTGCAGTAGTTAGAAATGTAGGGAAGGTTGTTTTGAATGGTAGTGAGGGATGGGCCTATAATGGCGACAATATTGATACTATTGATTATTTATTATTCTGGATTACTCATTGTTCTAACATGAAGAAGGTTACCGAAATAATATCATCTTTCGGCCTATCGACTAATTCTATTGGTACTATATATAAAATCAAAGAAGGAGTTAGTAATAGTAGTAATGTACTTTATTTTTCTGTGGCAAAATCTAAACTTGCAACTCCTAATGCTGCCGGATTTAAAGCATGGCTACAAGCTAATCCTGTAACTGTCTACTATGAATTATCAACACCAGTAGAAGAACCTATTGATGTTGAACAATATATGAAGCAATTCAAGGACGGATATTTCTTAACTGAGGGTAGTCTAATTAATCCAACTGTAGATTTAACTTACTCTACAAGTCTTGCAAGTGCTACGTCTATGATGAAAGAAGTTACAGAAAGTAATACAACTGCTCTAAACATTCAACAGGGCAAGATAAGTGCATTAATAAGTAACACAACAATAGTTAAGGATGGAGTAACTACACAGTTGAAGGATGCTTATAATTCCACAGTAGCCACAGTAGATTCTATTAGTAGTGTAATTAGTAGTCATACAAGTTCTATAGATGCTTTGACAGGTCAAGTTACCGCTGTAGATACTAAAACTAATGAAGTTAAGCGCACACTAGATGGTACAGTAGCAACAGTTAGTAATCATACTACAAGTATTAATGGACTTAATAGTACAGTAAGTACACAAAGTTCCACAATTGAACAAATGAAAGATTCTATAGCTTTAAAAGTTAGTCAAACTGATGTAAATAAAACACTTCTAAATATACCTAATAGTATTTCAGGTCAAAATTTAATCCCTTTAAATGAAATATTTTGGGAACAAGGTACTATAAACAGTATTGATGGCGGAAATGGAGTGAACACTAACCGAATTAGAACTATAGACAAAATAAGGGTTAAACCTAATACTGAATATGTTTTAATTGGTGCAAATCAAAATTTGCAATTTGGAATATTTCAATATAAAAGTGATGGAACTTATATATCTTCTATAGCTTGGGTGTCTATAGATAAAAAAATAGTCACTACTAGCCCAGATATTGCTTATATTAGATTGATAATTAGACATGATGACACCACTGTTATTTTACCTTCTGAAATTAATACTATAAGTGTATCATTTGAAGAGAATTTTCAAGACAAAATAACCACTACTAATAGTAAAGTGTCTTTAATAGAAACTAATTTGAATGGAATAACAAGTAAGGTCAGCAATATCGAAACCACCACTAACACTATGAATGGGAATTTAAAAGACATTACAACTAGAATGAATACTGCAGAACAGAAGATTACAGATACTGCAATCGTAAGCACAGTTAGAAGTTCTACGTATTATAAAAATGATTTAGGAGCAAAAGTTTCTTCTAATGCTATTATTTCTTGCATTAATCAAACTGCTGAAGCTATAAAAATAAGTGCCAGTAAAATAAATCTTACTGGATATGTCACAGTTACAAATCTAAGCACAGCAGGAC